TAGTTTCAAGCGGCAGTTGGGCTAAGTTTCCGTACATGGTCGTTTTTTCCAGCAGTGAGCCGGAAGGTTTTCGTTCTCTGTAGCGTCCGAGAATTTATGAAGGGTTTCAATGGGAAACCAAACCATGCTTCTGATAAAGCAACCGCAAAACTCGCAGCTTTGCAGGCTTTCGTCTACCGGAGTGCTGCCGTGTTGAGAGAAAGTTTTGACAGCATCCTTTAGCACACGGGCGTTGCATCCTGTGCATCCGAGTGGTTTTCGGTTGAACGAACAAGTTGAGCAGATGCTTGCGCGTCGATTTGCTTCCGCCTGATCCACCTTGCCGCCGCCAACGGTAAGTCCGTGGAGAAGACTCATGCTGAACCGAATGACGTCTCCGATCTGAAGCGATTTACGTCCTTCTGGCTTGGGAATATTAACTTCGTTGTAAGAGCAATCAGCACCGTTACGACACGCATATTCGGTGATTAAATCGTCAAGGTTGCTCGGGATTTGAATCGCGTTTGCCGTGTAGTGATTGCGAACAAACTCATGGAGCTGCGCCCATGATCCTCCGGGTACTTCAATCCCAGTCTCAGGAATGCGGTAATGCCATCCGCCGGGGATGACCATGTGTTCGTTCAGAACTTTGTAACCAGTGGTTTTGCTCATGCTTCAATTGTTTCGTCGTAGTAAATTGAATCTGCGTCCTTCACTAGCTTTTCCCAGACCTTATCCATCTTCGTAAAGCGCGGCTCCAAAACAGCAGTTTTGCGGACTAGATCAAGCAAGACTACAGCAGCGTCGGCCAAATCAGGCGATTTTCCGGTTCGCTGCTTCATCACGGTCTTGGATTCGACCGATATTTTTCGCTTGGAATCATCGAACATACGGGCGCAAAACTCCTGCAACGTCTCGATATCCATGCCTCCAAGGCGCTCTTCAACGGCCCATTTACGCATCGAGAACCAGAGTTCCGTTACCTTTCTATCGTAAGCCTCATTGCATGGCCTACTGTCCTCGTCGCTGACAGGAATCGTTGATGGCGAGCCACCGAACTCAACGCGATGAATTACACCCCATTCGCGGGTCAAGATGTCAGCCAACCCACCGCCTTCACCGCTTGAATCCAGACCAAACTTGTCCGGTGGAACGCCGCGCTTGTTGCATTCCTCTTTAACCCGATTGGCTATCTGGTAATGCACCGGCTCCGTTAGTTGAGCGTTGACGGATATATGGATGATGTCCTGAAAAAGTATGCTGACCTTGTCGTTTGCGGTGCCAACCTTGGCAAAGCGAAGGATACATCTGTCGCCACCAAAGCCCGGATCAAGACCGGCAACGATTTGTACATTGGTCGTAAACACCAAACTTTTTGTAGGTGTGTGCGTCTCGATCAGCGATTCGGACAGAACCGTCTTGACCATGCCGTCCGGCGACCAGAATCCGCGTGTGTACTTCCAAAACGTAGGGCTTTGCTCGCCCTCATGTCGCATAGCCGACAAGACCTGATCCTGAGTAATGAGGTACGGATACTTCGTGCGCCCCTCGCTGATGTTGGGCGACTTCATGCCGTCAAAGCGTCGGCACATCCCGCGTTCTGTCAGCCAATGCTGATCTTCAATCGTTACGCTGCGCCAACCTTTTGCCGGTGTGCAGAAGCGTCCGTGCGGATCAAACTTTGAGGCAGGGTTTCCGATGACCAACATTTTGAACTCGCGGCAACCCTTAGAAAGATTCGTACACGCTTCGAAAGCCGCTTCAGGCGTATCCGTAGCTTCGTCGATAATAACCATCACACGCTCGGCGTGGATGCCCTGAATGTTGGCCACAGCCTTCGATGTGTTGCCCTCGGCGACGGCGATAGCCGAAATGGAGTGTCGGTCGTCTCCTTTGATGGCTTGAAGACTCATCTTCGAATCGACCATGTTTCCGGGGAATCCGCGTGATTTCCGAACAAGATCCTGAAGATTGGCCCACATACGCTTTCGGATCATCTTTGCCGTTGTAGACGTGAGAACAACGGTTGTTTTGGACGGGTTGGCCAGCCACCAAACAGTCGCAAAGAGCGTCGCGCCGAAAGTCTTTCCGCTCGCGCCGCAACCTGCCCATCCGACGTAGTCGTGTTCGCAAAGACCTTCGACCTGTGCTTCGAGCCACGGGTTCCAGCTCATCTTCGGCCATAACATTTTCGTGGCGTTACGAAAATGATCGAAAGTACCTAGTCCGCCCTCATTCGGTTGGAGCCGATTTCGGAATGCGTAGAGTTCCAGTTCTAGGTCTGGAATCTTGACGGGCGAACGAATCCCGTACTTGTGGTCGATCAATGGATGCTCTGACACTTGCTCTGGCATAGTTTGGCCTTGCATTAGTTCTCGCTGGACTTGACGGTCTGGCAAAGGAAAAATATGCCGTCGCAACTTGTTTCTTCAACCGGCTGTTGCCAGCCTTGCGATACCGTTCCGGTTGTCGTGAATGTCCCCGGACCACAGGGTGCTGCGGGTACTAACGGAACGAACGGCGCGAACGGGGAAAATGCGTTCTCGTATACGACCGCGTCGTTTGTAGTTCCAACTTTTGGAGCATCGGTTGTCGTTGCGGTTGCAAACACTTCGTTTCTTCCAGAGTCGGTTGCTGGACAATTTTTTGTATCGGTTCAGGGATGCGGCTACTTGCAGGTTACATCGGTAGACGGTTTGCTGGTAACCCTACAAAACCCACTTGCAGGCGTTCTTGGAATCCCAAATGCGATTCCTACGACGGTGATTCCTATTGGTTCACTTATCACGCTGTCGGGTGCAATTGGCGCTACGGGTGCGGCAGGAGCGTCTGGCGGAGCATCCTCCGCAGCGACGTACATTGTTCGAACTCCCGACGCATCGGTTCCAAGCGCAACGGCGCTCAATTCGTTTTCATCTGGTTATCTCAAGACTCAAGGGTCGAGCGGATCTGGGTTTCTATCGACCGTCGCAACGGTTCCTGTGGGCGATATTAGCGGCGTGTTGCCGGTTGCAAACGGCGGAACGAACCTATCGACCGTACCTACCAATGGCCAACTGCTCATTGGCAATGGAACGGGATACACGCTGGCAAGTCTGACGGCAGGATCGAACATCACGATTACGCCGGGTGCTGGCACCATCAGCATTGCATCGACGGCCAGCGGAGCAGCGTTCAACTACGTCACGTTTACGCGGAGGGTGACTGGTCTTGGAGCTGCAAATGCCCCGAATGTCAGTTCAACTTCGGCAAGCAATCCATACAGCACATCTGTTTACACGACAGCGTCTTACGCTGGCCTTGATTCAGCTTCTGGATTCACCGCTTCAAGCGGTCGGTTTACGGTTCCGTACACCGGATACTACAGAATAGACGCTTATTTCAATCTTGATGCGGTAGGAGCAACCGCAAACGTTACTGTTTTTATCAGAAGAAACGGCTCTGATGTTTTAGCGTCAAAATCATTCGCTGTTACATCCAGTGGATACAATCCAGTATCTCTTGTTTATATTGATCAAGCAACCGCTCTAACTGATTTTTATGAGGTTTTGATTGGTACAGACCAAAATCTTTACGTCGATCAAGGCTCCTCATTCTCTGTCCACCGGATTCAGGCTTAAGCCATGAGCGAACGCGCACCACGGAGGTACACGGATGGGTCTGTCACCTTTGAGGGTGGCATTGACGCTGGTGTGATGCCGTCTGAGGTGGACAAGAATCAGGTCGCCTTCGCGGTCAACGCCAGCTTTCGGCAGGGATTCATCTCTCCTCGACCCGGTTTCATCCAGAAAGATTACGACGTATGCTTGTCGATTACGGCAGACAGCACGCTCGTCACTGCGGACCAAACCAATGTCACGGCGGACGGCTACTCCGAGGAATGCTACGGTTCGAGCAATTTGACCGGCGTGTTCCAGTGTGCGCTCCCATACATCGGCGACAACGGAGCGACGTTCATCCTGATGCTAATCAGTGGTAAAGTGTGGCTTTACGACTGCCTTCAAAACAGCGTTCAAAACCTTTCAGCTTCGCCCAATCTTGAGAACCCATCAAACATACTCGATGGCTGGATGGTTCAGGCTGAGAACTTCGTTGTCATTCAAGATGGTCAGAGCACACCGCTGATCTTCAACGGATCAAGCCTGCGCCGCGCAACCACCGACGAAATCAAGTGCGGAAGAGTAATGGCCTACGTCAACGGACGTATCTGGTACGCGCTTCCAAATGGATTCTCATTCAGAGCAACGGACATTGTTTATGGAGATGGTACGCGAGCGAGTGTTCTCAAAGAAACCGAGAATACCTTCCTCAACGAAGGCGGAGACTTTGCGGTTCCGTCGGATTCAGGAGGAATCACTGCAATGGCCGTCCCCGGCGATCCAGATACGTCGCTTGGGCAGGGTCCGCTACTAGTCTTTACTCCTCGATACGTCTTCTCAGTTCAAGCTCCTGTTGATCGTGATACATGGAAGAACCTGAGCTATCCGATTCAGGCCATCAGTTTGCTGACTAGCGGTGCGCTTGGCGCTAGGTCGGCCATTACTGTCAACGGTGACGTGTTCTACCGCGCAGTCGATGGTGTCCGCTCGTTCATCATCGCTCGTCGTTCGTTTACTGATCCGGGGAATACACCGATCAGCGGCGAGATTCTGAACATCGCTGAGAACGATCAAACCAGTCTTCTGTGGTCTGGATCTGCGGTCGTGTTCGACAATCGATTGCTGATGACCGGACAGCCTCGGTATAATGCCCAAGGCGTTATCCACAAGGCGTTGATGGTTTTGGATTTCGACCTGATTACGTCGATGCGGAAAAAGTTTCCTCCCGCGTGGGCAGGAATCTGGACTGGACTCGATGTGTTGCAGGTTTTGAAGACGGAGAGCGTTTACGGTGACAGATGCTTTTCGATTGCTCGCGGTGAAAACGGGACGATTCAGATTTGGGAAATCAGCAAGGGCGACAAGTTCGACAACAACATTGCTGACGGAAAGAAGGAGATTCAGTGGCTGGTTCATACTCGCGCCTACAACTTCGAGCTTCCGTTTGGATTGAAGCGGCTTGATTCGGGCGACATCTTCATTGATTCGCTGGACGGAGACGCTTCTTTCAATGTCGAGTATCGACCCGACCAGTACCCCGGATGGATTGAGTGGGCAGACTGGGCTGAATGCGCGACAACTTTGCAGTGCCAACCTGCTTGTCCGCTGGTCAATTTCCAGCCGCAGTACAGGCCGAAGATGCGCTTGCCGACTCCTTCGGATATTCCGTGCAATTCGAGCATTAGCACACCGACTCGAAACATGTACGAGGTTCAAATGAGCCTGACAGTTACGGGATATTGCCGCATCAAGAGCATCCGCGTTCACGCTTACGACGTTCAGGAACCTGCGGTGGGCGAGTGCCTTGTTTTCGAAGGATGCAAGACTCTTGATGCTTGCGACGTAAACCCGTTTACCTACACATCGGAATAGTATGCCAAACCTAACCTTAATCACGCTTACACCTCCAAGTCTTCCGGTGAGTTACTGTCCGTTGAACTACCAGAACTTGGCCAACGATATCATCGGAGGCACGCAAGCCGTTTTCAACAGCACGATTGGAAACTCGTTCTTCAATTTTGGACCGACGTATCCGGCGATCAACAATCGGATTTATCCGTGGCTTGATGAGGATGGGCAGTGGTGGATTTTTGATCAGGGATTCTGGCTTCGTAAAAACCCAGTTACGGCGGCAAACGAGCGTCGCATCTTTGTCGGAACGACCACGGATCTTCTTTCTTACGACGGCGGCGACGGAACGGCTACGGCGACAATCAGAACTGGCCCGATGTGGGAAGTTGACACTGAGTTTGAGGCTCGCTTCCCGGTCGGTGTTGGAGCGTTTGTTGCGAGCGGTGCGGTTGTTGTTCAGGGAAAGGCGACATCGACATCAATCGTTGGCGAGGACAAGCACACGCTGACGGTTCCAGAGACTCCGTTCAACGAACACACTCACGGTGTCGCTCAGTTGATTGCTCCGGCAAACGACGATTATTACCTCGTCAACAAGTCTTGGAGCGGACTTGGTTCGTACCCCACACAGATCCTTCAAGGTGCTGCTGGGAGCGGAGGCGGCGGAGCTGGCCCGAGCATCACTACTGGTGATATCGGAACTACCACTGCCGACAAGACTGGCAACGATACCCAGAACGCTGTCGGCCACAACAACCTTCCTCCGTTCTACGGCGTTTACTTCATCAAGCGAACCATCCGAGTCTATTACACCAAATGAAGCTAATCGTTCAGGACATTCGCTCGACAATCGCCCGTGTAGTCGGCGTCTGCGTCGATGACACTCGCGTTTACGACTACATCAATCAGGCGTGCCGACGGCTTCTGCACAAGGGGTTGTGGGCAGGCGCGTACGGACGCTTCACTATCCACACGGTCGGAGGGTGCATCACTTGGCCGCGTCATATTGAAACCATCGAGTCCGTCGCTGATTGCTGCGGCGTCGGAACGGTTCGCAATCAATGGTTTGAATTTCAGGAAAGCGGATACGGATTGCTCGGAGAGAACAATGGCGGGTGCGTCGGCAAGCAGCTTGTGGATCGTGGCACCGTGGTTTCTTACCGCGACATGTCCGGCGAGACGAATAGCTTCATCCGAGTCTATCCCGGTGACGCTTCTGACGTTGGCAAGACCATCACCCTGCAAGGTGTCGATCAGAACGGGCAATGGATTCGCACGCTGTCTGGTGGCGTATGGATCGACGGCGAGCAGCTAACCCTCGCGTTGCCGTACGTTCAATCGACCAAGAAGTTCATATCGCTGACCGGCGTCATTCGTCAGGCAACCAACACGTCGAGCCGGTTGTACGAATACAATGCGACAACATTGCTGGAACTTGATTTGGCAGTTTACGACCCTGATGAAACTTTGCCGCAGTACCGCCGCAGTTACCTGACGGATCGTTGTAACAACGACGAGGATAAGCCGGTGACGGTCATGGCGAAGATGCGCCATATCAACGCGACGAGCGTCAATGACTACCTCATTCCGCCTTCTCCAGATGCCATCAAGCTGATGGTCATGGCGATTCGCAAGGAAGAGAACGATTTGATTCAGGAAGCAGTGGCCTACGAAGCAAAGGCTGTTCAGGCTGTGCAAGAGCAGACCATGCAGTACCTAGGCGACGCAGTTGCTACGATCCGTATGGTCGGTGTCGGACTAAACGGCGGTGGATTCTCCCAATGGTTCTAAAACTTAACATCGACTTTGCGCTGGAAGAGGTGACTCCTGAGAAACTGGAGTTGCTTCAGGCTGTATTTGACGCACACGACATGGCGGCTCGGAACAATCAGAACGCTAGTTCTGGCGCT